GCAAAATATTCTAATTGTTAGAACCAAGGACGATAAACCATTTAATCCCGACTCTTATCATAATGAAGAATCTTTTGACTTTTATGGTTCCAATTTGATTAGCCGCTTCTACGATGTTCCGGAAGAATTATATCAAATATATAACAACATATATGAGTTTGAAGAATTCGAGTAGCAGCTTGCAAGCAGGGTTCAAGTTGTGTATAATATAAGAGTCATATAAACCAACAACCGAAAGGTAAGTAATGTCAGACAATAAGCTAAAGTATTTTACTGTGACAACAACTACTCTTGTTAGAGCAAATAACAAGACACACGCTGAGAAGATTGCAATGAGCAATCGCCGCAAGGTGTCTGGACTTCCTGGTGAAGTTATCTACAAGGATGTAGAAGTTGATAGAATCACAGCCGTTGAGGCTCGTGAGCAGTTTGTAGACTGATACACTGAAAGTTAGACTGCGCAGAGGGAGGGTTATGCCCTCCCTCTATGTAGTTATAAGGAGGAATGGTTATGATAATAGCTCAAATGATTGGCAGAAATGAGTCAGATAGATACTTGGAAGAAGTTCTAAAACGACTATCTGGACAGGTTGATAAAATAATATTTACCGATGATTGCTCCGATGACAATACGCCAGAGATAGCCTCCAAATACGCAGAGGTATTCCAAACGCCAGAGCAACTGTTTAATGTTCACGAGGGAAAGCTGAGATCGTTTGCCTGGTCGAATTTGGATAAGTGTGCAAGTGTGGGCGATTGGATTGTCGCAATAGACTGTGACGAGATGCTGTACCATACAGATGATCTTGACATAAGAAATGTCTTGAACGCATCTCCTTTTGATGTTGTTAATGTTAGGTTTTATCATATGTGGAACACATTTCAGTATAGGGTTGATAAGTTATGGGCACCTAATAATAGCTCTAGAATCTTCAGATATAAAGAGGGTGGCATGTTTCGCAATAGAGAGTTGGCGTGCGGCTCAGAGCCAACGTACGTGTTAGACTGGTTGAAGGCCAGAAATTTTTGGATCAACTCCAACCTGATTATGCAGCACCTGGGGTATATGAAGGATGAAGATAAGCAATCTAAGTATAATAGGTATTCAAATATAGATGGTGGTCAATACCATAATCTTAACCATATTAATTCCATAATAGACACAGACCCAGTCTTAATAGACTGGGGCAACTTCGGTATTTGATTGGAGAACAAATGTCATTTTTAGATCAAAAAGAATCGCTCATACAGGTTACAAAAGCTATGAGCTCTAAATCAAAGTTTGCCTACATAAACATACCAAAAACGGCTATAATAGCTTTAAGTAAAAGTGGAGAGAATTCCTTTCCCAACAGCTTTGCAAAGAACGTTGTTGCAACAATGAAGAGCACAGATCCTTCAATTATGAAGGCACTTTCGCACTCATTGGTTCAAGATGTTGCTAATGGTAGGCACTATAAAATAGGTCTTCATAAGAATTCTGAATACCTATATTCAAACATATTTGAATATTATTATTTAAATGATAGAGAAACCTTCTCTAGCATAGTTGATTTCTATATAAGATATTCTCGTTCGGCAATCGTGACGTTCCATGATTCCAAAGTTATATCAAAAAATTTTGGATACAACGTACACACAATTAATGTACCCTACAACAACTACTACAACAAGGTTGATGACGTATATGCTCAGCTCTCTGAACTAGACGGTGAACTTGACTATTGTTTACTGGACTGTGGTGTACTCGGCTTAGGGCTTTTGCCTAAAGTTTGGAAAAACTTAAATATGTCAGTAATAGATCTTGGCAAAACCCTTGCCTTAAATAAGCTCAATAAGCAGAACGTTTGATGGTTAACGATAAGAAATACAAGAAAATAGAGCAGGATGATTTAGACTTTTTAACTGATCTTCTGTTTGAAACAGACATGTCCATTTCTCAGATAGCTAGAGAGATGGACGTATCTATAGGAGAAGTAAATAAAAAAATAAATCAATTAGGTTTAAATTGGTTAAAAAACTCTAAAAAGAAAATGTCAAGAGGGCAAACAGCCCTAACAATGATAATGAAAAAACTATTACCCGGAGAAGAGATAGTAAACGAATATCATATTGGCAACAAAATGAAGCTAGACGTTTACTGTCCAAGATTTAAATTAGCGGCAGAATATCACGGTAGACAACACTTTTATTATACAAGTAGATTTTTTGAATCTAAGTATGAGTTCGAAGAGGCGCAAAAAAGAGACGAAGAAAAAGCAAAATACTGTAAAGATAACGGAATTGCACTCATCGTTTTTAGATACAACGATCTTCTGACAGAAAAGATTGTTTATGATAGAATGTTAGATGCGATAAGGTCTACACCACTATCTGCCGCTAACAAAGGCAATAAGTCAATTACATCATCTTCTTATTATCAAGAGCAAAAGAAAAGAAACTCTGAATATAGGAAGAAGATATACAGAAAGCTTAAGGACAATAGAATTGATGACGATAGAAAACGAAATTTCTGATCAGGTACCATTAGAATATTATATATTCTCTTTAAGCTTTAAAGAAAAGGGTGCGATAGAGTATTTTGATAAGTCACTGCCAGAAAATTTAGTTGGAACTATACACGGAGAAAAGGGCGTTAACGAGCTTTACAAGGCTCTTATTTCATACTACAAGAATACTGGCTTAGATATCGTAGACAAGACTGCCTTTAAAACCTGGCTTCAATCTGAGACAGATATATTCTCAGCTCTCGGAGGATCTGCCGGAGTCGATGTGATGGTCGACTATATAGACTCTATAGATTCTCCATCTCCACAAGCTATTGTAGAGATGATTAAATACAAGGCAAGAAAAAAACAGCAGTCTGATTTTCTTAAAGAACTTGAAATACTTACTTCAAAAAAGGGTTACAAAAGCGATGAAGATGTTCTTAGGATAACTGAGCTAACCACTCTTATTAAAGACATAGAGTCAAACGATAGAAAAAATCCTTTTGATGACATAACAACGGCAGACGATATTGTGGGTAGGGCCCACGATTTGTTGGACATACCAGATTTTGTTCCGACTCAGTTTAAATCCCTCAATAGAGCAATGGGCTATACTGATGAGGGTGGGTTTTTTAGGGGCGCTGTACACGCAATTATAGCTCCATCAGGGAAAGGCAAAAGCACGTTCGCTAAGTGCCTTGCCAACAATTGGCTTGATAAAGGTTTAAGAGTTTTATATGTAAACTTTGAAGAGGCAATAGGTCACTGGGAAAGAATATTGATGACTCAGATTATAGGGGAAAATGTTTACTCAGAGTCTGATAAGTGGACACCAGAGCAGAAAGAGGCCAAGTTAAATATCTTTAAGGAAAGACTTAAGTCGTGGGGAAATAGACTTATGGTTAGGCACGATCCTGACACCCCGTACTTTGAGGATCTTGAAAATTGGCTTAGGGGTATAATTGGTAAAGATTTTAAGGCACCTGATATTGTCATAATAGACACAATACAATCTATGTTCACAAGAGGCAGTGGGAAGGGTAAGCCTAGGTGGGGAGAGTTTGAGGAGATGATGGTAAAGCTAGAGAAGCTAGCTAGAGATCTATCCTGTGTATTGATAATTACAGCTCAGGAGAACTCAAATAGAATGAAAGAAAAAAGAGAGGTTGTTCAACAATCTGATACCGGAGGATCTCTGGCCATACAACAAAAATGTGCCGTAACAATATTCATTACAGAAAAAAGATTAGCTACAGATGATGAGACAGAGGACGAAAACATAATGCAGCTACAGATACCAAAGAACAGAATAACTGGCTCATCTTTCACCTATGATCCGCCATTGGTTAGGTATGTTGACAGTAAGAAAGTATATGAAGAGTACGAAGTCGTTGACTCCGAATCATACAAGGAATTGTCGGACTTTGATGAGCTATTAAACGGAGAAGGGTTTGACTAATGTTGATACTTTCTACTGATTCAATAAAAGATTTTCAAACATGTGAGAGACTTTACGACTATAGACATGTAGATAATCTTCCTGAAAAAATCTACTCTAGAGATTTATACGGAATAAGATTCGAAACAACAATAAAAAATATTTTATACTACTTCTGGTATAAAAAACAGGCTGGGATTACCCCTTCTTATTCTTCTATAATAAATAGATGGGAGAAGCTATGGTTTCCTAAAGACATGGATTCTTATGACATAATGACAGAGCAACATGAAAGTGTGTACGGCAACGTTGCCAGCCTTACGTCAAAAGCAGCCTCTGTTCTGATGAACTTTCATGAAACATACTCAGATTATGAGATGATACCTATAGCAATATGCGAAGACTATGTGGCCGTAGTTAATAAAAACGTAAGACTAGAGGATAGGTTTGATTTAATTTTCTCTAGAAAAGATAAAATATATGTTGTTAAATTCTTGTTCAACTACAAAAACTCAAACAGTTATCTATATCAAGTAGATTTCTCATCCATGTATATGGCTTTTAAGCATAGGCACCCAGACAAAGTCAAGAAGGCTAAGTTTGGATACATAGATCTCTTATCGGAAAATCTTTCATTTAAAGAATATGATATTTCCTTAGAAGATATAGAGTCGTTGGAGTACTGGTGTGATACAATACAGGAAAAAGATGTATTTGTTCCCAGAAGAGGACTCACATCTTACTGTAAAAAATGCCCGTTTGATGAGCCATGCTCTAAGTGGAATGGATGGAAATGAGTAAAAATATTTTAGATGACATAATAGAATCTAATGAAAAAGATGTAT